TCGTATTCAAACCCCATTGATTGGATGGCAAATTCCACTTTTGCGTCTTTGTTTTTGTAACTGACCAGGCTGAATTTCAATCCGGTTTTGTTTTGGAAACCAACGTGCTGGACGCGGTGATACGCGCCGTTAGCCTGGAATCCGTGCGGGGTGGTGACTGTTTTTTCAAGTGCCATGATTTTTTCCTTTTAAACTTCTGCGATTTGCGACAAATAATTGACCGTCATATCAATTGTTGCCGTCCAGTTTGCGTTACTGGTTGAAACCAGGGCGGGCCTAAAAGTTGCCGAATCAATTTGATAAATTGCTGGCCCAACATTTTCGCCCGCGCTATTTGTAAATCCAGCCGTAATGCTGCCAACGGAAACAACAACTTGCGGCGGCCTTGGATAAGCATACCTATAAGTCGTGCCAGCATTAATGGTTGTTTTGGTTCCCGATGTGGCTGTCATAACCACGCTTCCGGTTTGACGCATCATGCGTTGCGGTTTATTCGTATATGCGCCGCCTTGGGGAACGTGCAAATAAGTGCCAGCGGGGAAATTGCTGATGTTGTCAACCACAATGGCTTGCGAATAAGCGGTTCCTGAATCAAGGCGCGTTCTAAGAATTGCGCTCATTAAATTTACATTGCCAACAAGTCCGTCAATGTAAATGTTTGTGTACGCACTTGAACCAGCGCTTGCAAACTTCATAAACTCTGTTCCTGACGATGCGGCATTGGCATAAACATAATTGTTTGAAACAATCAGGCTTAATGTTGCATCGGTTGACGAAGTAATTGCGCTACTGTTTCCCCCACAATCAACAATTCCACGGCCGATTGTTGACGGATCGCCGCCGGTATAAAGTTTGCAATTACGGATAAACAATTCACCGCCTTTTACTTCGCTTGCATAAACACACCATCCACCATAAGCGGCATAAATAATGCAATTATCGTAACCCGTGTCCATGCCACCCCATCCACCGCCCTGGTAAATGGTGCATCCTTGATAAACCAGGTCTTGAACATTGCCGTGCATATCAGCAGAATACACACCAGAATTTACGTCATTACTAATTGTCAAGTTTGAAATTCTTATATCTCTATTTGGAACCGCGCAAGTTCCGCTACCACCACCAATTGTAATTCCGTGGCGTCTTGAATAATAATCCCCGCCAGTAACCCGCACTTTTTGACTGTTACTAATAATCAACCCGTAATCATCGCTTGATGTGCCTTTGTTATACATAACGCAATTTGTAATCATTGGGCGATAACAACGATCAATTTCAACACCCTGGTAATTTGCGTTATAAACAATCACGTTTTCTAAAATTGGTTTGTCGCAAAATGTAATTTTCAGCAAACCAAACATATTGGCGCCACCGTTTAATTTTAAATTTCTAAATGAAACTTTTGGCTTGCTTGCCAATTTGTATGCGTTAACCGTTGCAGAATAGGACGAATACAACGGGTTGGTTGTGTACGCCGTAGTTCCACTTACGCTTCGACATTCCAACCATTCGCCGGTGTAGTAATAAGCGCGAATGCTGTTCCACAAAACAGCGTCATCAAACAAAATAAACACATCGCCCGTGACAAGTGTTGGCGCCGTTGCAAAAACAACCGATAAGTTGCCAGCGCTGGCCGACGAAACCACTTCAATTTCGGTTGCCGTGCCGGTCACCGTAATGCCCGACGAACCTGAAGTAACGCCGCTAAAATCTAGCACCGATTTTTCGCCATCGCCAAACATATTCAAATGGCCGGTGGTAGACAAAACGCCGTTAATTACATAGGTTCCGGCGGGTACATAAATGGCCTGGCCGGTTGTGGCCACCGCTGTAAAGGCTGCTGAAAACGCGCTGGCGTCATCATCCGATCCGTTACCTTTGGCGCCAAAGTCTTTGACGTTAATGTAATCTTGGAATTTTGCATTGACTGTTTTGCCAACGGCGCCGGTCAAAAACCCGCTGCTGTTGGATTGTTTAAAACCAATCAGCGCGTCGCCTTTGGCATTGTCGGTTGTGCTGGCCAGGGCAGCGTAAACTTCAGCCGAACCACCGGTGAAATCATTGATACCGGAAATGTCATCGTAAGTGCCGATCAAATTTCCGGATGAATCTTTCAACACAAATTTGTAAGTCGAACCCGCGGTCAGCCAAATTTCGTTTGCGGTGCGGCCATAGGCATCCAGGACGATTGGATTGGCGTTTGCAATTGAACCGGCTGCGGTGGTGTAGGTTGCGGCCGGTGTTGATGTTCCGGCGGCATACGAATAAATCAAACCACCAGCCAGCGGGACGCCATTGTTGCTGAATAATTGCCAGCCCGCGCCAGCAAATGATGAAAGATTGACAGCCATTTTCTATTCCTTTTTATGGATGCGCGATTTTGTACGCGTTAAATTCAGCCCGCAAATCTTTGATGGCAGCCACCAAAACGGGAATCACATAATCGTATTCGATGCCCATATACAAACGATCACCGCTTCGTGTGTCAAATTCCATTGGCGGCACATTTACCGCTTCAGGCAGCACGGGCAACAAATCCTGGGCAATCAATGACACGCGACGTTTTTTGTTGGTGTCAGATTTCCAGGTGTGATACACGGCGCGGAATTGGTCAACCATGTCCAGGGCGCCGGTGATTTCGCCTTGAATGTCTTTCAACCGTTCATCGGACGAATTTGTCCAACTTGTACCGCCTGGCGCAACATAAGGGCCAGCGGTAAATGAAATTGCATTGCCGCCAGTTCCTGAAGCGGCGGTGAATGTTTCAATTTGCCCACCAGCGCGACCAAATTGGATTGCGGCCGCTGTATCGCCGCTAAAATAATTGATGGTCGAAGTGGCTGTAAAAGCCAAGTTGTAACCAACATAAGGATACGAACCACCGCTGCTTGAACCGCCAATTGCCGTTAAACCCAATCGCGCCGCATTACCGGTATTTGCGCTATTGCCTACCGCCAAACTAGAATTTGCACTTGAAGCGTTGCCAATATTAAAAATTCCGGCGCTTGGTGTCCAAGTTAGTTTTGTGCTGGAAACCTTTTGCGGCAAATTTCCGCTGGTTGATGTAACCCAGGTAGGATACATCGTTGCCGCCGTCGTGGTGTCGTCGGTAATGCCGATGTTTGTTGCGTTTGTCACCGCGGTCGATCCAATGGCCGACACAATTTGCGCGGCGGTTGCTGCGGTAAATGCTGACGTTCCGTTGCCATAAGCCACACCCGTCAATGTACCAACGCCAATGCCGCCACGGCTCACACTTAGGGTTCCCGTCCATCCCAAAGTCAACGAAGCGGCGTTCAACAACGCCGTAGTAGCGCTGCCGCCCAAGGTCAACGTCACGTTGGTATCGTTTGTTTTGGTAAGGGCTGCTGGCGCCGACCATTGCGGGGCTGTGCCGCTACTGGACAAATACCGACCGGACGCGCCAATTGCCAATTTAGACAAAACCGTTCCGCTGGCATAAAACAACATATCGCCCGCGGTGTACGAAGTCAGGCCCGTGCCGCCCGCGCTGGTTGGCGTCACCTTCCAGGCAATAACCTGGATGGCGTTGGCGTTATCTTTGTAAAACAATTTGCCATCGGTGATGTTGATCGCCAATTCCGATCCCAACGTGCTGTTGGTCAAATCTCCAACAGCGGGCGCGTTTGTAGTCGTGCTGCTGCTGTAAATTAGGATTGGGGTATAGCCGGTTTGCGCCATTTTTTAAATCTCCGGTGTGAACGTTTGGGGCAACCAGGGCAGCACGGTCACTTTTTGTTTTTGCAATTCAGCCAATTGTTCAGCCAAACGCGCTTCAATGCCCGCTTTATTGATCCAAGACACAATCATGTCTTCAGTCACTTCGGCAAATGGAACCGTCAGTTTTGGTTCAGGAATGAACCAATTGCCTTCGGTTTCCACGGTGAAGTCGCCGTCGGTGGCGGCTGCAAAATAACGCGCTTGGGTAATCAATTCGCCGTCGGCTTCAATCCCCAAAATTTTCCATTGTGTGTTCATTAGAAGTTGCCCCCGCCGGTTCCACCGGTTGCGGTGAAAACACCGGTTGATGGATTGAATTTCAGTTTAGTTGAAGACACGTAAGCGGGCAAGTTTCCGGTCGTGTTTTTCACCCAAACCAGGTATTCGTCGGCCGCCGTTGAAGTGTCGTCGGTGATTGCAATGTTCGTTGCATTTGTTGCGGTTGTTGCGGTTGTTGCGCTTCCGGCGCTGCCATCAATAGAAACGCCGGTCAACGATTGGGCGCTGCTGGAACGGTTCAACGCAATTGAAGTCGTGCCAATGTAAAAACTGGAATTGCCCAGGACGGTCGAAGGAATTGTGCCGGTCAGTTGTCCCGCGGGAAGGCTGGTTAGGTTTGCACCCGAACCGCTGAACCCCGTGGCCGTCAAAAGGCCCGTGAAAGGGTTAAATTGATACTTGGTGCTGCTGACGTATTCGGTCGTCAAATTGCCCGTCGTAACGCTTGCAAACAGCGGATAACGCACCGCGTTTGTGGTCGTGTCATCGGTCACCGACGCATAAGCCACCGGCGTCACCCAGGATGGCGCCGAAGTACCATTAGATTGCAGTACCTTGTTTGCGTCACCGGCTGCCGACGCCAGGAACGCTGTTGTTCCGGCTGCCGATTGGTAAGGAATGCTGGCCGCCGCGCCACCAGCCAGGTTTGTGGCCGTGCCGGTGATGTTGATTGCAGCCGTTCCGGTCAGGTTTGTAACTGTGCCGCTTGATGGCGTACCCAAAGCCCCACCATTGACCACAAAAGCGCCCGCGCTGCCCGTATTCACGCCCAGGGCTGTAACCACCCCTGTTCCGGTTGTAATCGTGCTAGGCGCCACGCCAGCCCCGCCGCCAATCATTAAAGCATTGGCAGCCAAAACTGCGGAAGTCGCCCAAGTCGTGGCGCTTGAAAAATATGGAATGCCGCCGCTAGTTCCCGCGACCGTCAGCGCCAGCGTTCCCGATCCGGTAATTGGCGAACCGCCAACCGAAATGATGCCGCCGGTGAAAGTTTGGGACACCGATGTGACGGTTCCCGTCGTGGGCGTCGCCCAGGAAGGAACACCCGCGGCCAAAGTAAGAACCTGGCCATTTGATCCAGCCGCCAAAAATGCGGTTGTGTTGGCTGCGCTTTGGTAAGGAACCGAACCCGTCGCACCGTTCGCCAGGTTGGTGGCCTTTGTGGCCGTGCCAGCGTTGCCGGACACCGAACCGGTGATGGTGTTTGTCACCGTCAAGTCGGTCAAGGTTCCAATGGCCGTAATGCCGGTGTAAGAACCGGACAACCTGGCGGTGTCAAATGTGCCGCTGGTAACCTGGCTGGCTGCAATTGCAATGCTGGTGCTGGCTGCCAAAGTCAATTGGCCCTGGGCGTTCACGGTAAATGTTGCCACCTGGGAAGCCGAACCATAAGCGGCAGCCGTCACCGTGGTGTTGGTGATGCTAAATGTGTTGCCGGTAAGGGTTAACCCTGTTCCAGCCAAATATGATCCGGCGCCTGAAAACTGCGACCAGGTGATGGCGGTAACACCAATTGTGCCGCCTTTGTTTGATGTGCAAACCCAACCAGTATCACTTAGGGTTGTCCCTGATTCCACAAACGTGAACGCGCCAGGCACTTCGTCCCAAGTGTTCATGTCAACGCTTCGTGTCCATCCGCTGGCGCTGGCCACATAAATGCCATTGTCTGCTTGGGCGGTTTGGTTTTTAACCAGGATGCGGTCGGCCGCTGTCAGGCTGGATGCCCAATCGCCGCCAGCCTGAACGGCCAGGCCGGACAACGTAATGTTGCCGGTGGTTGCGTAAACGCACGACGCCTTAACGTCCAAACCCTGGGCAACGGAATCGACATAAGCCTTATTGGCAATGTCCAAGTCGGCCGAAGGGCTGGTGGTTACCTGGCCGGTGGTCGCGTAAATGCTGGTGAAATAACCGGCTGCGGGTACTGTGCCACCGATTACGCTGCTGTCGATTGTGCTGCCGGTGATTGTCAACCCTGATTGAACGGGGTTAAAAGGGGCATAAAAAGGCGTTCCGGCGGGGCCAATCAATGAAATCAGGGCAAACGTCGGTTCAGGCTGAAAAATGCCTTGAACGGGGACGATGTTGGTTGTCTGCGTAACAGGAACGTTGTTCCCCATAACGGCCCCTTTTAATCTGCTTGGACAGGGGTTACATAAAGTGTATTCGTGCTGCTGCTAATCGCCTGGATGTAAAACGGGCCTTTTGGAACCGCAATAATCAAGGGAAAATTCATGCCGCCAGGCAATACAAAAGAACCGCTGTTGCCGGTCGTGGCAATAGTCGGGGTCACCAGGTTGGCCGATGCGGGCGCAAATTCGACGCCAGCCAGGCCGGAACCAGTATTCAACAGCGAAACATAATTTACGTTATCGTTAGTAATAGGGGTAACCAGTAATGCGGTGCTTGCACTTGTTGTTAAATCAAGGGTATAAGTTTTTCCCGCATTTCTCTGCATTGGGGTATTTATCATTTAACCAACCTCCACGGGTGTGATGAACAAAGAATTCGTGCCGCTGCTGATTCCTTTAATGTAAAAGGGCGCGGGTGGGGCGGCAATTAGAATTGGCCCTTGCATTGCAGCCGGTAAAACATACGAACCAGCATTTCCGGTTGATGCAATGGTAGGCGTCAAAACCGATGCGCTGGCGTTGGCAATTTCAACCGATGCGACACCAGTTCCGGTATTTAACAGGCTGACCAGGTTGGATTGATCGTTTGTTGTGTCTTCAATCAAAAGGGTCGTGCTGGCCGATGTGGTCAAGTCCAACCGATACGTTTTGCCCGATAGGCGCATTACCGATGTGTTAAGCATTTTCGGCCCTCATAAATGTTTTTCAAATTATAGACCTGACAATGCAAAAAAAGCCACCCCTTTTGAGGGCGGCTTCTTTGCTTTCCTAATCCAATATTAAGATTGGAAAGTCAGGTCGTAACCGTAAATGAACACATCGGCGGTGGCCGCTGCGCCTTGGACGGTAGTGTTGCGGATATACAAGGGTGTGCCTGTAATCGAATTAGTCGAAGTGGCGGCAGTTACCACAACCTTGGTTGTGCTGTCATTACCACTCAAAGCATAAGTCGATTTTACCGTTGTGCCTGTTGCGCCTGGGCCTGTATAAACGGCCAAATAGGCGCTTGTCAGGCTGGTCGATGCGTTTGCAACGATGATACTTTGAACGCTTACATTACCGGCCACCAGGATGGGGGCAACGGTATCTGCAACTAGGTTCAAATTGACACCCTGGGCCGATGCAATAAGGCGCAAAGCCTGGTTCGTTGCAAGGTTTGAAGGGTGAATGGATTGTGTTGATGCTGGCCCTGGATTGCTCATGATGATTTTCCTTAAATGTGTTTAATGAAGGGTGGCCGAAGCCACCCCGCTTTTTTTAGGCTGCAACGCGGCAAGCCAGTTCAGGATACAAGGGCGCCCAACCATACAACACGTCAAGGCGCGTAGGGATTGAATCGTTGTTAATTGTATACTGGCGTACTACACGGATGGACAATCCTAGGTCTTTATCACTAGCACGTCCAGCAAAGTGAACCCCGTCAGGCAATTCCAAATCAGCGGTTGCCACGGTCGCAAAATTTTTGTGGAAAATTAAGTTCTGTGGGCTGACAACGCCGGTGTTGTTGAATGGTGTAACAACAGCGGTGGCGCTGGTGGAAGTCACAACAACGTTTTGGAATTGGCCACCGGTAATGACAGCGGGGCTGACAATCACGGAAGTGGTTCCCGAAGTAGCAACAGTCACATCGGCAGTCACGACAAAATTACGCACTTTGCCGTAGTTTTGACGGTTTTGTGGGTTAACGCCATAAATGCCAGCGATTTGAATCACATCGCCTTGTTTCAAACCAGCGGTTGCGGTCGTTGCAGTCAATGCAATGGTGGACGTTGAAGCCCAACCGGTTGACAAAAAGCCGGTTCCGGTGGTTGTCGCGCAAGCCAATGTAGCGGTTGCGTAAGAACCAAAAGTTTGGGACACAACGTTTTGATCCATGTACCAGTTTGCACCAGCGGAATCGCGGCCCATCATGCCTTTGGTGTATTGTTTGCCAACCACATCGGAAGGAACAAACAAACCTTTTAGGCTGTCAACAATGGTTGCGGAAGTGAACGGTTCGATCACGATAGAACGGCGACCGTCACGGGGCGCACCTTCGCTGTCCAGGTAAGCCTGGCCGGTCAGGTAAGTAATCAAGCCGGTGGGCGGTGTGCCAGCCGTGCCGACAATGTTGGCCACGTTGTTTTTGGCCATAGTCAAGCCGTCATAATCCATCTTATTCGCAATGGCCGCAATCGCGGGTTTGAGAATTCGATCTGAAAATGCGTCCAGGCTCAAAGCCAAATCTTGGCTAGTAAATTGGGTGTCAACGTGAAATTGCGTGGACAAAGTAACAGGCACAGATGTTTCGTTGAAGTCTTCAACGTTCAGCGCGGGGCCAGTTGTACCGATGAAACGACCAGGACGACGAACGTTCAAAGTGTTACCGATTTTGGCGCCGGTGACAGCAAATTGATCGTCGTATTCGCGGGTGACGTTGTTTGTGAACGTAAGTTCGTTTTCCAAGACCATCAACGCTTCGTTGGTGATCTTGCTGATGGTAAGCAAATTATTAGCCATTTTTAAGTCCTATTGAAAAGGGTTTCGTTGTCAGCGGATACGCTTTTGTTGTCGGGCTGCTTTCCATTGTTGAAAAGTTCCGTGGAAATTGCCGTCGGCATCCACGTTGTTTTCAGTCTTGGAAATCGCCCCACGAATTGGCGAAATCGGCGCTGGCGCTCTTGATTTCACGGTGGCGGTTCGCACTTCCGGTTCGTCTTCCGTTTTGGTTGGTGCTTTTTCGAAGCGGGCTTCCAACTTCCCAATTTCACGAAGGGCTGAAATAACGGTTTTTTTGCCAAGTTCATCGGCAAATTCGGGGTTTTCGGCCAAGTAATACAGGATTTGTGGCCCCGTGTCACTCTCCATGATCGCATCGCGCACCGGATCGGAAACCGACACGTTGCTTGATTGAACCATTTCGTCGAAATCCGGCAATTGACTTTTCGCTGCATTCACGCGGTCGGCCCAACCCTTTTCGAATTGAACCCGTTGTTCCGCGGCCTGGCGTTCGGCCACTTGCTTATCCCGTTCCATCAATTTCTTATCAGCGGTAAATTCAGCCAACGCTTTCGCGTATTCGAACATATCGTTGAATTCTTCAGGCTTGGGTTCCGGCCCCAGGTCATCCGCGGCTTGCGCCTTTTGTGGGTTGACCTTGGCTTCCAGTTCCTTAAACCTGGTTTCCAAAGATTCCCTTGCTTCACGTTCGCGTTGCGCTTCTTTACGCGCTTCCTCACGCTGCTTGGTTATCTCCGAAAAACGCCTTTCGATCTTCGGGTTCGGTTTACGATCCTTCTGATCTTCCTCTACCGTCGCCTCATTCCCTTCCCCGTCGTGTCCACTCTGATTGCTTTCGGCGTCCGGCTCGACTGCCTGGTCTTTCGACTTTGGCGTCGCCGCGGATTCCGCTGGCACATCAACTAAACCTAACTTACGGGCGGTGAATTCCGCTAAATTGTCACTTGTCACCAAGTTACCGGCAACTCGTTCCACTACTTCATTGTCTGACATAGGGTAACCCTAAGAATAAACCCGATGAAAACCCATCGGTAGGCTTGGTCGATTGTTAACCGAAATCATTTACATTGTCAACCCTATTGTGCCATTTGTGGTTGGCCCATACCTGGTTGGCCACCTTGGGGCATTTGCTGCGGGGCTTGCATTGGCATTTGCGGCGCCTGGTTTAATCCTGACGCCTGTTCCATTCCGGTCAAAAACATTGGGGCGCCGGTGTTTACGTCTTGGGCAGCCGCTTGGGCAAATGCGTATTGTTCGGCGTTCATGCGATCAATCATTCGCTTTAATTCCAACGGATTGATGTTGGCCAGCACCAATTTAACAATGGCGTCAATTTCAGTTTTGTTTTGGCTGGTGACTGCGCGGGTGTTTTGGTCGTTGGCCTTAACTTCGGCCATCGTTTCGGTGTCGTGCGCCTTGGCGTAACCTTTGATAAGTTCGCGGCGGGTTTCACCTTCCTGGCGCACACCTTCCTTGGTAATGCCGTATTTAATGTCCATCCCCATCGCTTGCATTTGCTGCTGTTGATCCTGAACGGTTTTCTGCAATTGCATAATCATCATTTGGATTTGCGGTGGAATCGGCGACTTGTCATCAATCTTGGCCAACGGGTTCATTGCAGCCAGGCGGTCTGCAATTGTGTCGGCGCCAGGGAAGTCCATGTTGCGGAACAAAAGGTCACCCGCGGCTTGGAAAATTTCATTTTGCGCCATCAAAGGCATCATGGCTTCAACCGCTTCCTGGCGCTTGCTGTTGTAACCTGGGCCGGTATCCATCACCACATCGTATTCGCCCACGGTGACGTTGTTTAGCACTTCGCCGGTGGCTTGCAAGTCATTCAGGGTGGTCATGTCGGGCTTGCCGTCCACGCCAATGATTCTCATCACCCTTTGGGTGTCGTAAATCTTGGGAATCAAATCCAAGATAATTTTGCCCGTTTGCTTGATCGAACGCGTCATGTTGTCGTAAAAATGGAAATTCGACAAATCGACTTGCTGCTGCTGGCCCATCAAGGCTTTGCCGGACATATTGCCAGGCATTTGTTGCGACGGGTCAAAAATTCCCAGGACGGTTTGAAGATCGTTAGAAATTTCCGTGGCTGCCGACATAATGCCGACCGGTGGCGGTTCGGGCTGCAAACGGGTTGGTGCTGGCGCGGGCTGGCCATCAATGTCACGTTGTTTGTAACGCAAGACAGGCGACGATTTGATGTTGGCCAATGCCCATTCGTTTTCGTGGCCTTCGTCCTGGCCTTCAGCCATCAACCATTTGGCCTTGGGCGCCAGGGCAATGGATTCGGTGGTGGCGGTGCGCCAAAAGTTAAACATTCGCTGCGGGTCTTTGGCAAATCGAACCAGGCCGTACTTTTTACGTTTGCCTTCGATCACCACCTGGGCGCCGTAGCATGGCACGACGGGAATATATTTGCCCGCCCATTCCTTTTCCTCCAGGATTTCCATTGCGGTCATCTTGCACCACTTTACCTTTTTGCGAAATGATGGGCGGCGGTCAACTTCAATAATGCCCGCTTCGTCCAACGTTTCTTTGGGCGGCAGTTTGTCGGCCCATTCTTTGGTTCCATCGGACAGCATCACTAGGTCGTGCTTTTCGCGCACCATATAGAAATATTCGGCAATCCTAATGTCTTCCTTGGTCACCCATTCCGCTGTTGAATCACCCGTTGCGCGGGGCAAAAAGCCCACGCCATCATCGGCGTCAGGGTACATTTCGCGGAAAACGTGTTTGGCCACCACGCTGGTAATCAAACATTTTTCAGCGTCGGAACCATCGGGCGCCACGCTGTTGGGATCAAAATACACGGAAAACGGATCGTCGATCGCTTCAATGTAAATGTCCTGGTCGAACGAATTTTCTGCCGTGTAATTGGTTACCACGCGCCAGTAACCCCAACCCATTCGCACGGCGTAATCAAACGCGGTGTCATAAGCGGTGTCGGCGTTGCTGTTGACTTCAATGTGGCGGGTGATGCCCTCGATCACCTGGGCCACCTTCAAATCGCCTTCGTTGTTGACGGGGTGAACCTTGATCCTGGGGCGCTGCTGGCGCTGCTGATTGCACACCTGGCGCACATAGGCGTCAATCTTATTGATCGTTAGGCACGGGCGGGCTTCAATGTTGCGGCTGTTCTGAATCTCCACCGGCCATTGATCGCCAGCGGCAAATTTCAGGTCTTGCAATGCTTCCTGGCGGTTGTTTGAATCGGCTTCACCAACCAGGCGCAAAAACTTAATGGCGTCCTGGATGCGTGGGTCTTCCGATTGGTCTTGGTAATCTGACATATTCGCCCCTTATTTCCTGAAATTATCCCATCCAACCGGTGGTTTCGGCAACCATCCGCGCTTTTTTGCGGGTGGCTGGTTCTTTAATCATCAATGCAATATAACGAAATGCGTCGGCGCCGTGGGAATATTGGTCGTGCAATGGTGACTTGCTGAATTGGCCCGTTTCGGGATCAACCTCATAACGGTAATGGCGAAGGCAATTCAAGCCATCGGCGCAATTCTCGCGGTCAAACCAAAGATTTGGGAATATGGTTCGGGCCGCGTTGATCGAATCGACCACCGGAACCCGTGGCATTACGCTGGTTTTGAATCCGGCGCTTCGCACAATTTCTTCAATGGTGCGACCGGCTGCTGCCAGGGTTTTGTTTTCGGCATCATGCGGCAGCCAAATTGTGTCGTACACATAACCAAAGGTTTGCAACTGCGCCAGGTAACTGGTCATGGTGCGCTGGCTGCCTTCAAAGTAACGAATCAACCTGGTTTCCATCCCAATGAATTGGACAAACCACCAGGCCGTAGCGTCCGACCAGCCCAGGTCGCAAACTGCATGAACCGGTTTGGTTGGATCGTAAGGAACCTTTGTCAGCCGATTGTCGTTTTCGGCTTGCTGCATTTCGTTGCCAAAAATAGCGCCGTCAACCGATTTGCGGCACATTCCTTCCCAAACCTGGTTGTAGGCGCTTGGGTCGCGGTCTTTTAATGCGTCTTTTTCCAGGCGCAAGGTTTCGGGAAACCAGGGGTTATCCGACCAGTTAATCCGCATCATGATGCAGTCCCGCGGGGGCTTGGCGACAAACCGCTGATAAGTTTCGTCGGTTTCCAGGTCAGGGTTGAACGAAACCCATATTTCGCTATTCTGTTTTCGAATGGTCGGAATCAGGATGTTCCAAGACAACCGGCTGACCGTTTGGGCTTCCTCCACCCAACAAATATCCACGCCTTCGAATGACTTGATGTTGGTCGGGTTGTTCTTCAGGCCGATGAAGGCGAATTCCGTACCGTTGAAGCCACGGATCGACGTTTGCGTAATCTCGTAAAAGGGCAGCAATCCCAGGGCTTCGATTTGGTCGCATAGCAGTTTGTGGACGGAATCCTTAATGCTGGCCTGGAATTCCCGCGCACACAATATGCGAAGCGGGCTTTTGGCGCCCAAGATTAAAAGGGCGCGTGATATTCCCCAGGATTTTGCACCGCCGCGGCCACCCAGGCAAACTTTATAACGGGCCTTTTTGAACAATCCTTGCAACTTAACCGGAAATTCGGCTTTTGCAATGGCGTTTTCAATTGTCGGGGTTGTATCCATCGGGCGTCACAAAGGTTACCTGGATGCCAGCAAAGGCGGCGCCATCCTTGCCGGTGATTTCCTGTTCAATCTTGTCGCGCCAGCCCAGGACATTCTTGGCCGTAAATATCGCAAACGTGCTGTTATAGGCGTTTCCGATGGTTCCTTCGATCAAGTTGGCTTCCTGTAAATCCTTGGCCTTTTTGTAGGCGTCGGAAAATTCAGGGTGGGTTAACTCGCCGGTTTCAATATTCTTTGCGGTCGCCCAATCGTGAAGGGTGTGTTTTGTCACCCCAATGTTTGTGGCAAACCGCGCTAACGTAGGGAAAACCCCAGGTAGGGTTTGAGTGTGTTCATTGCCCTTGGCGTCGCGGTTGACCACTTCCCTGGTGGGCGGCTGGCTAAAAAACTCAATCATCATGTCGGGGAATGTGTCCTGGTACACCGTGGGGCGACCAACTGGACGTTTGACGGGCGCGGCAACACCCTTGGCGGCTGCCTTAGGCTTTCGTTTCTTGGGTGCTGTTGCGACGGTCATTTTTTCTTTGCTGGCTTTTTTGCCGCTTCCCGCTTTTCGGAATAAGCAATGGCCACCGCCTGTTTGACGGGCTTACCGGCCTTTACTTCGGTTTTGACGTTTTGCTTAAACGCCTTCTGCGCCATTGACCTGATTAGCGGCATCGTCTTCCCCTTTTTCAACGCTGGCCTGGGCCAATACGTTTTGGTATTCTTGGATCGCGCCGCTGATTTGCAAAAGGATGGCTTCGTGCTGCTTGGCCAATCCTTGCAATTCGGCAATGCGGGCGGTAATTTTCTCTACTGTCAGCATTGCGGTTTCCTTATTGGCCGTGAAGGAGGGCAAAATTGATGACAACGGCTTCTGAATATGAAGTAGAAGCGGTCAAGTTACGCAACGTAATCAAGGCAGAACCAGCGGCAAGGTAAGAAACATAAGTGGTGTAAGCACCAAGAGCGCTACCAGTAGTATTGCTTCCAATATTCACAATCATTGTGTCATTCGCTGAAATTAGGCTGTTAGTCAAGATAAATGAAACAGCGGTGGCGCCAGCCAAAGCAGCGTTGTTCATTGTGATGCGACCAGCCGATTTGTTTAAAGTCACGCCCGTTGATTTGTCGGTGGCCTGGGTGACTGTACCTTGGGCGGCTGTTGAATAGCCAATCTCTGCGGTTGCGTAAACAGTTGAGAATTCGGGGTCGTTATATGCGACGCCGACTGCGATTGAATTTGACATTTGATTTTCCTTTGTATGTTAAAAGGGCGGGCAAAATTGCCTAGTGCGTAGTATCTCTTAATCCATCTCGACAACGCAAGCCACGTCGCCTTCCTGGATCAACTGGTGATCTTCCCCGTCGATTTTGTGAACCGGCCAATCCAAATACGTGCCATTGCCGTATTTGATGCGTTCTCCAACTTTCACGTCGTTCACCTTGGGGCCAATGGCCACAATTGTGCCTTCGTTAAATTTTTCCTTGTTTTCCACAATCAAAACCTCCGACAATTTGCGGACGATGGGTTTGACCAGGACGCGATCATGCAACGGCGTGATTACCATTTTTTGGCTTCCTTCCAGGCTTTTTACGTTCGGGGGTTGTAATGGTGTCCGTCATAATGTCGTAAACCGGCAAGGCGGCAATCATGATTCCACCTTGATGTTCACCGCACCAATCGGAATGATGTTTGTTCACGGGATTCGGATTGCGTCGGCAAGTTCCCAATACCTGGGCATTCAAAAAATAAACGCAATTTTTGCAAGTCGGTTTATCCATTAGGGATTTCCCCACTCAAAACGCCTTTATTTAAGGCATTGGCAAAATCCGCGCCCAAAGTCTTACCTTCGGCTTCGTGCATTCTATTTTCCCGATGCTGCGCTGGCGTAATCAGCGGTTCCACGGTAGATGGCGTCACTAATGGCGCCTGATTTTTTGGCTCGTTCAAGGGCATCTTGTAATCCTTTCCTCACTTCATTTTCATTCAGTTTAGGCAACTTGTCAAGGCTGCTTAACTGCGCTTTACCGGCGCCGCGACTGTTGTCGATTACCTGAATCTGCACTTTGCCGTTGTTTCGGTATTTGGCTGCCAATTGTTCAATTGCCTGGCGGGCGCCTAAATGGGTTTTTGCGTGTTCGGAAAGCGGGACGGTGCGGCCAGTTCCCATTTGTGATTCCATGCGTGACGCCCGTTTCAATGCGCCATTTTCCAAGGCTTCCACGGGGTCGCGGTAGGTGTAAATAATGTGAACCTTGCGGCCAGCATCTAAGGCTTGGGCGACCTTTTTATCTGCCGTTTCAAACTTGTTCATGTTTGTGTCGTAAGTCATTTCAGCCCGACCGGCTGCTGAATTGACCTTTTTCACAATGTCCATACCGGT